TGATCCCTAAAAAGGTGGCGGCTCTGACCAAGCTGAGCAACGAGCTGATCCGCATGTCCAGTCCCGGCGCCGAGGCCATGACCCGCCAGGACTTTGCCGTCGCCCTGGGCCTGGCCGTTGACCTGGCGACTCTGCGGGGGTCCGGTTCGGAAAACCAGCCCCTGGGGATCGCCAACACCCCTGGCATCAATACCGTGATCCTGGGGGATAATGGCGGGTTGCCGAATTTCGACACCTTCACCGACATGGAATATGAGGTGAGCGTGAATAACGCCCTCCGGGGCAACCTGGGATTCGTGTTCCATCCGGCGATTCGCCGCCTGCTCAAAAAGCTGAAGATCGCCCAGTTCTCCAACGACGCCGGGGGCGAATATGTGATTGCCCCCTTCAGTGATGCCCAACTGGAAGCCTACCTGGGCTACAAGTTCGGCATGACCACCCAGACCCCGGTCAACCTGAAAAAGGGCGAAGCCACCAACTGCACCGAAATCTTCTTCGGCAACTGGGCGGAAGTGCTCATTGGCCAGTGGCTGGGGTTCGAAATCCTGGCCTCCAATGTGGCGGGGACCGCCTTCGCCTCCGACCAGACCTGGGTGCGCATCATCTCCCAGGTGGACATCGCCCTGCGCCATGCGGCCAGCATGTGCCTGTGCAGCGACGCCAAGATCGCGGCTTAACCTGATCACCGCATAGGGGCCGGGACCGAAGATCGGCCAACCCCGGCCCCGCTTTATAAGGAGAACGACTATGAAAGGCAACGAGAACATCAAGCACCCTATCGGGATCGACCCTCAGGAGATCACCGGCGCCGCGGCTCCCGGGACCACTGTTGAAGGTCAGGCGGTTGATTGTCGGGGCTTCGAGGAGGGCCTGGTGACCCTGCAACATGGGGCCGTCTCTGACGGCGGGACCCTGAGCTGCAAGGTGCAGGAATCCGATACCGACGCCGACGAGGGCTTTGACGACATCGAAGCTGCCGCCTTCGCCGATATAGCCGGCGGCGCCCTGGTAACCTCCGGGGTCTATGTGGGCCGCCTCAACCTGGCAGGCCGGAAACGGTATATCCGGGTGGTGGCCACGCTGGTCGGGGCCGCTGAAACCGCCTTGGTTTCTGCCCTGGTGACCCTGCATCAGGCGAGGGAGTTGCCGGTTTCCCAGGTCAACGCCCTGGCCTTCAACCTGAGCTAAACCATGGCCCTATATCGAGTCAGGGAGGGCTATGTGGTCCACCTGGAGAATAGACAGACCTTATCCCCTGGGACCATCTTTGAGCCTGACCAGAAGGTCCTGGAGAGCCAGGGCTGGAAAGTCGAACCGGTAAAGGAGGTCGAACCGGTGCAAGAGGAACCGAAACCGGTAACCAAGGACGTGGAGGCTCCGCCCCGGGACCGCATGATCAAGAGGCCTCCGGTGAAAAAGTAAGCGCGAGAGAGGAAGCCGTGAACCTGACTACCCTGGAAAGCGTCATCCGACTGCTGGCGGTTGCATCTGATGAGATAGACGCCGACACGCAGGCCCAGCTCGAAGCCAAGATCGCCGAGGTTTCGGCCCGGGCCGCGTCCTTTGGCAATCGGATTTTCCGGCGGGAGGAAAGGATTTCCTATCATGACGGTGGGGGGCGTTATCTCTATCTGAATGAACCGCCGGTCCAGGAGATTACTGAGGTCCTCTATTCCTATTCCTGCGAGTGGGATTCGGCCACGGTTTACGGCCCCTCCGATTATGCCCTGGTCAACCCGAAAGCCGGGATGGTGGGGTTCAAGTGGGGCTTGTGGCCGGAAGGGGCCAAGGCCCTGCGGGTGAAATCCACCGGCGGGTATGATCCGGCCCCGGCGGCAGGAGAGGATCTTCCTGAAGGCTATGTCCCGATCCCGGGGGACCTGGAGGGCGCCGTCTGCCAGCAGGTCGTTTATGAATGGCGACGGCGCAACGATGTCGGGATCAGGTCGGTGTCCTTGCCGGATGGCACGATCAACAAGATGGACGTGGGCGAGTGGCTGGAGTCGGTGGAGAAAACCCTTAAACGGTATCGGATAAGACCCGGCTGATGGCTCCCAAAGACCCCATAACCTCGCTTCAGAAGATCGAACAGGCGATTATCGCCAAGGCGATCCAGGCGGTCAACGCCACCGGGAAGAAGATCGAGGAGAAGTTGCTCCGGAAACATATGTCCGGACCCGGGGACAATTCTCTGGCCAAGCGCACTGGTACCGCGGCCCGTTCCATACATCTGGAGCCGGCCGCGGTGGAAGCCGGCGGCACCCTGGTAGCCGCCAAGCTCTATGCCGGGGTGATTTATGCCAAGGTCCATTTCGGCCCCCGTGGCAGCGAAGTGACCATTACCCCGGTCAAGGCCAAGATGCTGGCTATTCCACTGGCCGCGGCCAAGACCGGGGCCGGGGTGGCCCGGGGCGGACCCACTTCGGGTATCTGGGGGCCTACCAAGTGCTTCCGGAGCAAGGCCGGCAACCTGATTATCTGGGGCTACAAAACCGGCAGGGCGGATATGGGAACGCGGCAAAAGACGGTCACCGGCGGCCAGGGCAACGCGGTCAGTCTTTCCTATGCCAAGAAGGCCATGGAAGAAGGAGAGTTAATCCCCCTCTTCGTCCTCAAGGACTCCGTGGTCATCAAGCGCCGGATCGACCCCAAGGTGGATTTGGCTCAATGGGCCAAGCCCATTTTAGCCGGGGAAATTAAAAAGGCCGGGCTTCTCAAGGCTGGATAAAGGCCATGGCGGATACCGTTAAAACTCAAGTGATGAAGGCCCTGGAAACCGTCCTGAGAGCCGGGGTCCCGGAAGTCAAGACGGTGGTCCGGCGGGAGCCGGTGGGGACGGACCTGGATAAAGTCGGTCTCCCGGCCCTGTATCTTTATGAAGACGATGAAAGCGGAGCCCGGCACAACCGGCTGAGGTGGGGAATTATCCGGGTGGAGATGGCGGTTTTCGTCCGACTTGTCCCCAGGAGCAAAGACCCAGGCTTCCAGGCCTTTTACGACCTGGCGGATACCATCGCCGGTCGGGTTTACATGGTGATCCAGTCGAGCCCGGGCCTTAAGGGCCTGGTGATCCAGGCCGAGGAAGACCCCAGGCGCAAGGCCATAGGCAACGAAACCTTTGGGGAATTGGTCCTGAGATATCGCATCACTTACGGGCACGCCGCGGGCGATGCCTTCACTACGCAAATCACTTAAGGAGGTATGCCGCGATGCAAGCGCCCAACGTTGAAAATATATTTCTGGCTGGCGGGATCATTTTCTTTTTCGATCCGGGCACGGGTGAAAGGGACCTGGGTCTGATCGAAGAGCCCCCGGACGTGGAGCCCAAATCTTCTGAGATCAAGGTTTTCAGCAACCGTTCCGGCCAGCGCCGGCTGGTCAAGACCTTCAGCACCGAGGAAGAGGTCATTTGGAACTTCAAACTCCAGGAACTGGTGGCCGCCAATATACAGGCCTTTTTCAAGGGAGGCCCCCTTGAAATCGTGGGGGCTGGCAGCGCCGCAATGGTGGACCAAAAGCTTATCCTGAACGGCCAGTTGCCTGTCTCCATCGGCAAATATGGCATCTCGGCAGTCACCGTGCGCCAGTTCCTGAATAAGTGTCTGGTATATGACGGGGCCGCCTATACGGACCTTTCGGCGGAAGCCGACAGCCTGGCCGGGACGCCCTTCGATCTCCTGGCTGGGGCCGACGATTTCGTCTATTTCGGCAAGGCCACCAAATTCAAAGAGCTTTACCTGGACCTGGCGGTGAACGGCAACTACACCGGGGTGGCCTGGGAATACTGGGACGGTTCGGCCTGGCAGCCCCTGGTGACCGGTGGGGCTGGCCATAGCCTGAATGCCGACGGCAAGGTCAACTGGACCATTCCGGGCGATTGGGCCACCACCATCGTCAACAGCTCCGATCCCCTCTTTTGGGTGCGGGTGAAGTGCACCGCGGTGACCATCGTTGCCACCTGCAACTGCGCCCGGCAGAACGCGGTGCAGAACACTGATTACATCGTGGACCCGGGCCAGGTGGCGAACAGCCTCCTGAATGGGCGCATCGGCCGTTTGGCCTCGGGCTTCCTGGCTGATGGCGAGGAGGTGAAGGTCAGCTATACCTATGCGACCTGGGAATCCCTGCGGTTCCCGGTGGCCAGCGCAGACTATCAACGGGGTGCGGCTCGTCTGCAATTCCGGCCCTCTCGGGGGTTCCAGTGGAGTTACATCATTCCCAAGTGCCAACTGAAGCCGAACGGCAAGCTGACCTTTGACGATAAGAAGCCGATGGAGTTGCCCATGATCCTGGAGGTCGTGGACGCCTCCGCCACCAATCCTGGCGCCCCTTACGGCTATTGGGAATGTCTGAACGAGCAGTAATCAATCCCTGGAGGAATCATGCCGCCTGGTAAGGCTAAAGACGAGGTCGCGATCCTGCTTTCCGTGGTCGAGATCGGCCCTTACAAAATCGAACCCTGGTCCTTCGGGCGTTTTAAAAAGGTCTATCCGGCCTTGATCGGGATAATTCCGGCCCTGAAGAACCTGGGCCTCACTTCCGAGAACGCCCAGGAAGTTCTGCTGGAAAGGGGTCTGGAGATCGTAGGGGCCATCCTGCCGGCCTTCGCTGCTTTGATTGCGGCCACCCTGGATATCCCGGAAGAAGAGGTGGATGAGATGGATTTCGGCCAGGCCGCGGCCATCGGCCTCACCATCATTTCCCAAAATATTGAGCGAATAAAAAACTCCTTGCCCCTGATCATGGGCCAGATCAAGGCCGTGATCAGGGCGACTTAAGTTTTACCCGGATCCTGGAGGTCCTGGTTAGCCGGGGCCACGACCTCCAGTCCCTGCTCCATGACTACCCGATAGATTTAGTGCTGAACCTGCACCGGGCGGCCATGGAGAACCGGAGAGAACAGATCAAGGTCAATGTCCT